CATGTTCAGTAAGATATCCTTCCTTATATAAATTTTCTACTGTTGGAGGTGTGTCGACATTCTTATCAATCATAAAAGGTTATATCGCTTAATTTTATTTCAAATTTCAAAATACATTGTAATAATCAAAGTTTTTCATTGTGGCCAATCTAAACAAATTACAGAAAATATTATATTTCAAAATGAATTTTTGACGATTTTTTGACGGCAAATAAAAAAGAGGGGTACCGATTATGGTACCCCTCTTACTATTAATCTAATTCAACAAGGCGTTTTAATTCGCCGTTTACAAACCACATTTCACAACGCACGTTGTTATGGTCTGTGAGTGTTGCGGTGTATAAGCCGTCTTGCTTTGGCACAATATCTTCCGCAAATTCGTGTTTTTTACCTTCAAATGTAAATGTTTTCATATAGTTTACTCCTTTTAAATAAAAACGGTGTGCCGTGAACCGCACGGCGCGGAGATAATTGGATCACCTACCATTTCGCAAATGTATATAAGGCACTGGCCCCTTTGAAATGCTTACCTTCAAAATGTGCTAGGCTTTGAAAGTCGCCAGCTTGATAACCGATTGTTTCGTATACCTTCCCTGTCTCCATTACGGTAACGCCACCCATAATACGATGTACTTTATTAAGGTTGATTTTATACACATCAACCTTATTTTCATCTGTATTTTCTACAACTGCGGTTCTATCGCTTTTTTCTATAGCTTCCGGTGGAATATTCGGCGATTTATCTTTGATAGCGTTTTTAGTAACTACTGCCGCATCATGTAGCGTTGGCGCTTGCGTATAATATGTTGCTACCGGCTGCGCATTTTCCTTATAAGCAATTACTTCTGTTGCTTCCTTTGGCGTGATTTTCATTGTTTCCGCCAGTTTCTGTGGGTTCTTAACGATTGCTTGATTAAGAATAACAGGCTCTTGCAATTTCTTTGTATAGGCTATTTTGTAGGCGAATAAGCCAGCTACTACCACTAGCAGCATAAGTGCTGCCACGGTGATAACTGGTGCATATCGCCTTAATAATTGAATGATAGTATCCATAATTACCCCCTATTAAATGGGCCAATTCAATACTAGATCCGCATCGAATTCCTTGCCCTCGATATTTTCGGTAAATGTGTATTGCCACAAATTAGCACCGTCATAGTCGCATTGGCTATTTAATTGTGCGCACCAAATAGCGCAACCTCCTAACTGACTCACATCTAATACATTTACTAACCAGTCATAACTAGCGTATAAGCCGGTGTTTCCGTATCCGGCTTGCCATAATTTATTGATGAACACGCTGCAAATATTTGTTAATTGTTGGTCTGTTGGCATGCCGCGATCTGCTTTGTAGTCGTCAGCATCTTCCATATCGAACCATACGCCAATAGGCAATTTATCAATAGTTAAGCCGGCGTCATTCAATGTATTAATTACGAATTCCGCTTCATCTGCTGCGTGTTCTTCGTTCATAGCATAGGAATAATGGTATACACCAATCGCTAATCCGGCATTAATTGCGCCGTTTACGTTGTTGTAAAATTCACTATCTAAGTTACCGCGGCCATAACCGATGCGGATAATGGCGAAGTCAAAGCCATTAGCCTTGACCGCTCCCCAATCCACTACGCCGTTATTTTCGCTTACATCAATACCCCTCATATTTCACCTCATAATTTAACCTTATTTTCAATTTTAGTTCTAATCAAATCTAAAAACTTACCCATAGAAACGTTGCCGCCGTCTCTTAAATTTTCAAGAATAGATAGGAATTCAGACGAGCCTAAATATAGCCACACTAGCGATACGGCAAATTGTCTTTGACCGCTCATTTCATCAAATAAAATAGCGGCTATTGTAGCCGCCACATATGTCATTACCTTACCTATGAACCCTTTTCGCATATATTTAGATGCTATAAGCTTTTTTTCAAATGCAATCGGTATGGCCCGATATTTTTCCCACGTGGCGATTTTCTCCGGATCATATCCGAATTCATCAACCAACATTTTATATGCGATGCTCGCCCATTTAGTGAGTAAATCAACGAATACCAATAAAATAAACACGCCCAATATTTGAACGTGTTTTAAACCAATCACCCATATAGCCAACGCAGCAACGCTGCTTAATATTGTTTTTAAGATAAAGCTAGTTGTAAGAGAATTCCAACTATCGATTAAGAAATCTAACACTATTTGCATTATTACTCCTTTATAATCCCTAAGCCATATACCCCTCTTGCTACATTGGCTTTTTGAATATTTAGTTTGTCTAACTTTTCCCTCTTTGTATCGCTAGACATGGTTTCGCTATCAATAATTTTCTTCGATGCTTTATTAATAGCCTTAAATGAATTTTGTGCATTTTTCAGTTTATTGTATAACTTAGGGTCATAGCCTTCCGGTCTCTGCCCTGTAAGTTTTAGTTCATTATGAAGTTTTTCTTGCTCCTTAAAATCATCATAGACACGTTGCACGCTATCACTACTTTGATATGGTTTAGCAAAGAAACGGCGTATTTCCGGTAGCTCTGTTACACCTTTAGTAGGGCGTTTTTCATTCGCACCGCTAATAGCATCAGTTATGTCCAACCCTAATCGTGCAAGGTTGCCACCATACCCCATAATTGTATTATCTACCTTATATGGCGATACGTTGAATGTGTCGCCAATTTTGCGAGCCACCATAGATGTATTAGATCCGTACTGTAGTTTATCCGGTAGTTTTTCTTGAGATTGAGGTACAATGTTTCTTTGTCTAAATTTAGAGTAATTACTCCACCATTCCCAAATCGGAGACAAAGCCGTAGGCAGTACGTCCGGCAATAATGTATCAATCGCTCTGTCTCCCAATCCTTTAAAGCCGACTCCGTTTCTACCTGTTGATTTATCATCAAAATACTGTAACATACGTTCAAATGTAGTGCCGTATAACAACCCTAATTCAAACGGTTTAGGTATTTTTATAAATTTATCACCAGCTGGAATATGGAAGAATGTATCCTTTTCCCATTGTGGCAATTCTTGATATGCCGAATTATCTTTATTCAAATACCATAATGCGATTGTAGGCAACGTGATAAATAAAGTAGATTTAATCGTCATACCTTTCGGATCATCACGCCATGCACGTATTAGTTTGTCGCCACCTTGAATGGTTGCATTAAAGAACGCTACAACTTTATTTGCAGTCTTAGTATGCGTACCGGTACGGCTGAAATCAATCGTAATATCACGGCTTGCAACAGATGCTTCGCCTAGTGATTTAGGGTTTAAATTGGTTTTTGTTAAACGGCTATATAACCCTGTATACCCTTTTCTAGCATTGCTAAATTCGCCTAAACGGGTAGCCACTTCCGTTGCTTCCGATATAGCGCGCAACACTTCTATAGGATTTCTTACAACTTTTGACAATGTGGACTTACGAGAAAATAATTCTCTTAAATGTCCACTCAAATAGTCTCTATCAAGGCTCACCATAGCAGCGTGAGCGCCACCACTTTTGACGTAATCCCAATATAATTGGTCTTTCTTCAAGAAATGTGCCAACCCTTTAAATGTATCAACTACAGGCAAAAAGCCATGTTTAGAGAATACACCGGCCGAAATGGTATCGCGCAAGGCGTTTGTGATAGCGAAGCCAGCGGTAACAGTTGAACCGGCACGCAACCAACCAGCCGGATACTGTAATATTTTGGTTAAGAAATTGCTTGTATCCTTATTCATCATTTTCATTGCTCGCGCTAATTCTGGAGTTGTTTCATATACAACCTTTTTCCCTTTAACCCAAACAGAAAATGTATTGTCAGTAGATTTTGCTGGTCTATTACCTCTTACCTCTTCGACAATAGTTCCTATTCCCGGTCTCTTTGCTAATTTGGCAAAGGTAACGCCCACATGATTTCGTTCGATTGCATTGTAGAATTGGTATGTATTTTTTACAATGCTTTCTAACGGATCAATAATATCACGTGTACTACCTTTGAAGCGTTTAATAGGATTAGCTACATTAACAAACCCTTTAGAACTAGAAAAGAATCCATCCATACTCTCTGTTGAGAAATCACGGAAAAATGGGACGTAATTAGGGTATTTATATCGCAATAAATGGTATGTTTCCGGTTTCAATATCCCATTATTCACGAGTTCAGCAAGTATATAATCTTGAAAACGGTGAATATCTTTAGCAGCACTTTTAAATGTAGGATTTTTTTCGTACTGACTAACGGCCGCTAAATCCTCTTTTAATGTAAATGTAGCCATTTGTCCGTTACGGTGTAAATCTAAATCATGTAGTGCTACAAGATAAGCACTAAAGTCTTTATGTTCTTTTTGAGGTATATCCTTAATAATATCCTCAAACGAACGAACGCCCTTTTCTGGTCTCCCACGCTTTATAAATTCTTCCGCTTTACCTACCCAGCCACGAGACAACCACGCTTGCATAAATGGATTATCTTTAAACGCTACTTTTTCGCCTGTGATATGTTCCACTTCCTCAACCATTTCACGCAATGGATTGAGTTCATCAATAGCTTTTGTATAGACATCACTCGCTACACGTTTAATGGTATCTTTAATATTTCCATCTTTAGCATCCGTAATGATACGTTCAGCTTTAGAGGTGCGTTCAAATGAAATAGAACCTTTGATACGGTCAGCACTCGATTGGTTAAACCATTTATGAGTAACATTAGATAGTTTATCAACAGCCGCATTAAGTTCCTTATCATTTTTAATGGTTTCTTTGAAGTAATTATAAAAGGTAGGAAATAATTTTTTTGCTCTCGCTCTATCTCCAATATAATCATTAAAAAATTCGGCAAACCCTTCTTGTCGTATACCTTGTCTATTCAAATGATTATACGCATTACCGAACCGTTGTCGCACCTGTCCTAATAAATCTTTATCGATAGCGGCTTGTAATCCTATCGAACTATGTTCATCGCTAAACCCATATAAATTATCAATGTGATGCCCTAATTCATGGGATAGTGTGCGAATATCACCCCAATTTCCAGAACGGATAACCTGAGTTTTTGTATTATACCAACCCATAGCCCCTTTTTTACCTAATCGTCCGGATTTCACTCTTTGGTCGAATAAATTATTAATAGTATCAATAATTTCTTTTCGTGATACATTGCGCCCAAGTTCTTTTACTTCACCGGCCCCTCTTCCCTCAGCTTGTTCTAATGGGTTCATGCTGTATTGTAAATCACTATCTACAACATTAGATTTTTTAACGCCTTTACTTTCCAAATAACGATTTGCCATTGTTTCGTTGCCACCAAAGGCTTTCACAACGGCTTCGTGTACTTGCTCATGCGTTGCGTGTTCAAGTAGTTGGCTAGGTTGCTGCGCGTATGCACTCACGCCGCCTTCTACCGGCTCTGCTTTCAACGTTTTAAGTTCTTGCGTATCTGCAATGAGTTCGGCAGCGCGATCCGTACGAACACGTTCCATGTATTCATGGCTCAATGTTTCAACTGGTACATCTAACGCTTCTGACAATTTGACTTTCACCGCATCAAGTTCCGTTTTAGGAATATCCGGCTTAGTTGCTGTGTTTAAATCTTTCAAGATTTCTGTATTAGAATGAACTTTATTTTCTAATTCAGTCAACCGTGTTTCAGATGCATCATTTTTAACAACGTCTTTTAATTCGTTGATGATTGTTTCACGTGCTTTTAGCGGTAATTCATCAATCGCATTTTTCAAACTTACGTTTGGCGCATCTTCTTCGTATCGGAATTTACTATTTGCATCGTTTTCAATCGTATTTTCTCGAATTTTAGGTGTTTCATTCTCTACAAAGTCAGTATTTATGCGGTTTTTAGGCTGAAATTCGTTTATTTCGCCTGTACGAGCCGTTTCACCTTCGCCTTGATAGTTTATACCTAAATCATCGTTTTTAACTGATTTCTTTTCGGTATTTTCAACGAAACTGTTTAAATCTGTGTGCGGTTCCTCTCCTTTTACCGCATCACGTTCTATGAACTCATCTTTGAATGGTTGTTCATAGTTTCTATAGTTAGGATCTAACGTATTATCTTTAAATGATGTATCACGTGGCCCATTTTCATATCTCCCATAATTGCCTTTAAATGTATCTTCCGCAATTTCCGCGCGAACATTATCACGTGCAACTGCTGGGTCTGGTCTTTCATAATATTCACGAATGATTTTTGCCATTTCAGCTGGTGTTGCATCCGGTCTAGCACGCATTTCTTTTAATGCGGCACTTTCCGTATTGTGCAATTCCCATACACTGAAATCGACTTGCGTTCTCCAATCCCATGGATCTAAGCCACGATTTTCAGCAAATTTTAATAAACCGTTTTCTCCGTTAAGTCTATCACCAGTAAATTGAACCAAACCACGGGAACCGTAGCCGTCGCCACTTGTAACTGTGGTACTAAAACTACTTTCAGCGCCAATATTACCAGTCATGCCGGCTGCTTCAACGTCACTCAATCCATTCATGCGATAACGGTTGTAAACGTCCGCTTGGATATTGCCCGTTTCGCCTTCCATTGCTTGTCCGTTCAATACATCTTCGGAATACGCACGAGGTTCAACTGCTGATTCTTCCGGTACTGGTATATCTTCAAATGCGTTATACATAACCCCTTCTTGCATATGCGGTTCTTCTTTAGAGAAACGTTCCCCTATATCCTCAAATGCATTAGATGCCTTTTCTTTGATATGTTCACCAACACGCCCTACATGTTCCTTAATGGCGCCAGATACCTTTTTAGGTGTAGCACCCTTAATAAGTGCGGCAGGTAAAAGCACATCGTCATATGCGTTGAAAGGATTATCTACGATATTTTGTGCAAATTCGCCCGGTGAGTTGATTGCACGACCTATAGGATTAGCAATCGGATCTATTAAAAACTCCTTTGCCGTAGTCAATGCCGGACTATCTGCAATAATATTTTCTGTGTTGCCTTCCGCATAGTCGCTGGAATTCTGTGCATACATATCTTCCGCATTGCTTATTATTGTGGGGGCAGCTAATACGCCGGCTACCGTTTTTACAGGTGCTGGCATGTACGGCGTAATTGCCAAATAACCAGCCGGCCGGCCTACGACTTGATTATATGCGGCCTGTGATTTAGCTGCATAATCTGGTGTTGCGTATTCTTTTAAATAGCCGTCGCCCTCATCTGGCAAATCTGTTGCATCAATTTCCCCACGTTGCAACGCATCTACAGAATTACTAACAGAACGGCGGCGTGCATCACGTGCAGCGTTTACCGTTTCAACCGTTCCGTCCCACCAGTTACCCAACGTATTTTTCATGTTCGTTGCGGTGGTTTCTACTTGATTAACTGCACGATTAGCTTTATCACTTACGCCATTAGCAACATATTCGGCATTATTTTTAACGCTATCCCAAAACGTAGGCTTGGGCGCGTTGCCTACGTCATAACCGTATTCGGTTGTTATATCTTCAAAGGCGTTACCGTTTCCAGCTGCCTTGCCGTATTGGCCTGTAATATCATCAAACGCACCCATAGTCTACCCCTTTATATTTAATAAGACTTTAACCACGATTTATATTGACCGTATCCGGCCGCATCAAGTTCCGCTGCAATCTGATCGTCGCTCCAGCCTTGCGCTGAAAGTTCATTCATTCGCTTGGAAATTGCTGCTTGTTCTTCGCTTGAATAAGTAGGCTGCCGTTTAACCGTTGGCGTTCCAGCAGCACCACCACCGCCAGCAGTAGGCGCACCACTTAACGCGCTTTGTAACTGCCCGTAATAAGGGCTTTCGTTTTCTGCTTTATCTGGGTTAGCTTTAACCCATGCGGTATGTTGAGCGGATAACGTACGCAATACTTGCGCATTATATCCACTAGTACCGGATTGTGTAGCCGTTGCCGGTTTAACGTGCGTACCTACATATTTCATGCTGCCGTCTGTGCCAACAATATACGTTTTTCCGTCTGGCATAACTTTAATGTTTTTAGCCCCGAAATTACCGATATTTTTCATTTGGCCGTCCGGAGTCATAACAATAACTTGACCGTTGGCGAATTGTTTTGTTTCAACCTTGCCATAACCGCCCATATCTTGAATAGTACCGTCGCCCATGTTGTAACGTACAATATGGCCGTTTTGCGCACTACTAAACTTGTAATCAGGCTTATCAAGCGCCGCAATACTGTTCAAGTTATTCATATCAATAGTACCAGCGCCAACTTTACCGGCTAGATAGTTATATCTTGCAACGGCTGGCGCCAACCCTTTAACCCGTTTTGTGTTATAGGTATCTACAACCGGGTTGCCGTCTTTATCTTGTGTAAATACAAGATTGTTTAAGATTTGTTGGCGCATTGGTTCAAGCACTTTTTCTTGATACTCGTTGACTTGTTGCGCATACATTGTATTTACATCATTTTGATATTGATCGCTTGCAAGGCTTTGAGCGGTCTTGAAATCAAAACCAGCTTTGACTAGGGCCAACGTATTGGCCCCTAGTTGTTTTCTTGCTTCGCTTGTTACGCTTGCTTTATCTGGTATAGAGTATTGGCCCGGCGCTTTATCCGCATCAGTATTACCATTTTCTACCGATTTGGGCGCCCCATGAAAAGGTACGTTCGCCCGTTGTTGCATCATTTCTTGATATGATTGCGGTACCCCTGTATTAATACCAGTATTATTTAGATTTTGAAAATTCCATAACCCCGTATTTTGTTGCGGTTGCGCTGGCGGTGCTGGCATTTGTGGTGCTTGCGCTGCCTGTGCTTGCAACTGCTTTTGTAGTGTAGGACTTGGCTCATTCATATAAGTGTTAAAGCGCTGATCCGTAACCGGATTACTTGGTGCATCTGTGTTAGCTTGCATCGGTTGTGCTGGTGCAGCTGGATTTTGACCGCCCCACAAGCCTTGATTATTCTTTTGCATCAAGTTATTGGCAAATGTGTTATTGGAATTAGATAATAACTGATTAATTTGGCCGGCGCTATTAGGTTGTTGCATACCCATTCCCGCCATGCGGTTATTATTATCAACAATTTGCGGAGTGTTCGGGTCTTGTTCCCCGCCAGCGCCACCACCGCCACCGCCTAGCATTGCTTGATAGCCTTTAGCCATTTTGTTATTTTGTAATGCCCCTAAACGGTGAGAGAAATATTGACCGGCTAATTCGCCCAACGCCGCCCACGGTTCAAAGTCTTTTACGTAGATAACGCCCATTGTGTTATTCCTCTACTTTCTCTACTTCTTCTGTTGCTTCCTCTACAGGTTCATCTTTCTTGCTGGATTTTTTAGTTGTTTTTTTAGCTGGCTTTTCTTCTTCCGCTGGCTTTTCTTCCGCTGCATCTGCAATAGCTTTCAATTCATCTTCGTTGATACCTTCCGCCATAATGCCGTTGGCATAGAATAAATTATCGCCAGTACATTGCAATTCATATACGTGTTCAGTATTGCCAGTTGCTTCGCTTAATGTAACAGGCTCATAAGCATTAACCGTCATAATAACTTCGCCAACTACCAATTCACTAACTAATTTTAAACCTTCCGGAGTCAATACCTTTTCTGTGCCTGTGGTTGTTACGCCAAAGGATACAGTTTCAAGGCGATGTGTTTCTTTTTCGCCCATATCATGCAATGCAATTACATCATTAACCGCACCCAACGTGATAACAGTATCACCATTTACAAACGTTTCAATAACCTTTCCACCTTCTGGTGTTGCAATTTCAGTACCCGCTACAAAACAAAAACCTTTCATAAGCCCTCCAAAGAAACCGCCAGAACCTTGCTTAACCATTGTTTGTGCTGGTTGTGCAAGGCCATAGCGTAATGACATGTATCTGTTTAATAAATCTTCTTGATCCGCATTATTCAGTTGGCTCATAGAGTAGTAATCTTTAGCCGGTTGAATAGCTGCGCTTTGTGTTGTACTACCAGTTGTGATTGGGTTTTGTGCCAATCCCTCACGTTGACCGATAAGGCCCGCCGCAGTACCGGCATTATTCATTTGATTTGTATACCCTTGATTTAACAAATTCGCTTGATTTACGATGCCGTTTTGTTGGTTGTTATAGGTATTACCCCAAAGGCCCATTTTAGCACCGATGCCACTCAAACTATTGTTAAATGCTTGCGAATTAAGCGCCGCCGCTTGGCCTAAATCGTTTGAATATTGCGCCGCAAGCGTGTTAGATGCATTCTTGCTAATATCATTCAATGCATTATCGGTGATTGAAGAATTAACAATGCCGCGACTTGCTAAGCCAGAAACTGCATTACCTACAGTTGCCTGCAAATCATTATTTAACGCTTGCCGTCTAGCATCTGCATAGCCTGTTGGTAGTTGTCCGTTTGTGATGCTATCCATTGCGTTTTGATTTTGTAGCAATGCGCCGTTGTATTCGTTGGCTAACTGGCTTGCGCCGTTGTTCATTGCATCAACGCTTGCCGCTAACTGATTTGCATACCGCGTGTTATCCGTCAAATTCTTGGCTCCAGCCGTTGAAATTTGATTTTGTAACGCGCCTATTGCGTTCTGGTTATCTTTGTTAGCACCTAGATAAGCATTATACATATTGCCATATTGCGGAGTAATAACATTGTTTAGAGCTGCATCGCCCATACCTTGCAAGGTGTTGGCGCTTCGATTTGTGTTATTAATCCAATTCATTTGGCCTTGTAATAGTTGCTTTTCGTCGGCCGTTGCCGTAGGAAGTTTGGCATCAATGCTGCTTACCTTCGACTTTTTACCGCCGCCAAATAATTGCAAGTCAAATTTAAACATGCTTTTCCTTTCTACAAAGTAGCTTCCAAATGCTCACGCTTTGTTTTTAATACTTTGTAATCAAACCCATTATAGGTATAGTCCATAGTTGGAACGCGTTCCATGTTCCACTTTTTAATGAAACCGCGCACGCTTCGATGTGTTGCCGTTACAATCAATTCAAGATCATTTAACTTCATCACTTCAACAATGTATTTACCTATCACTTTCATATCACCGTATGTCTGCCAGATAGTAAAGTACCGCTGGCCTTCATATTCGTTGATAGTCCAGAATAAAAACCCCGCATTAGGGAACCATTTGAAATAGTAATTGTATTTATCTTTGTAATTGTTGTTTTCGTCAAAATAAAAACCGCTTAGGCTGACATGCTCACCCGTGCGCCGTTCATAGTCTTTTATCATGCTTTCAAGGCTTTCCGTTTTCATTATGAAACCCGCTTCCACATATATACAGATAAATACGGCTGCATAATACTGTGTGCTTGACCGCCGCCGTCATTTTGGATTGTGTGTGTATGATTTCCTACACTATTGATAGATACGCTATGGCTATGTTGACCGCTTGCGCCGATTTCTGCCGGAATCGTAAACCTATCATCTCTTCTTACTTTATCTTGGTGTCTACTAGCGCCGTCTGTATCACCTCTACCAGCGCCGCTACTATATACTCTGCCGTTATGGCTATGTTCGCCGGCAGCGCTTGCCGTGCCTGTATGACTATGGCCGCCGTTCGCACTTGTGCTTCCGTAGTGATCGTGTCGCGGCATTTCTTCAGCAGTTAATGTATGCGTTGCACTACCACCAGTAGACCCGGCTGCATAATTTCCGCCTTGCGATAATAACACGCGCCCTTGTTCGATATATTCCCATGTACCAAACCCAAACAAAGAATTAGGGTTAGTCGCTACTGTACTACAATAAATAGCACCAACTGGATATACCTTTTTCAATACATCATTAATAACAGGCTTTAACGAATTTATTTCGCTGCGAACGCCTTCAATAAGTGTTTTAACGTCCGATGCTAAATGTTCTTTTTTTACTTGCTCATTGCCTATGTTATTTGATTGTACGGCGCCGTCGGCTAGTTTGTTTGTTGTAATTGATTTATCTGCGATGAAATCACCACCAACGCCCGGTTTATAATACTTAATGCTTTTTACGGTTGTACTGTCCGTTTTAGCGATACCAACGATCACGCGCAATATAGATTTCCAATACGTGCCAGTATAGAGAAACATTTTTTCACTAACCGTGTTATAGTACATTTTATCTGTTTCAGCACTTGGCGCATCTGGCTGGCGTAATGGTTCCAGCGTTGTACTGCCGTAACTTATAGCACCAGATGCGGAGCGCTCAACATATAAATACGATGTACTATTAGCCGGTAGACTCCATGCGCTTTGCTTTTTAGTGATGCTTACTAAATAATCAACCGCCCCGTAATTATCGAAACCGTCGGCGAATGTTAATAATACAGGCGTTTGACTGCCGTCAATCATTACGCTTAGGTTATCACCGGTTAAGAATGAGAATTCCCCATTGCTTACTTTACCGCTTAATAATCTATTACGTAGGCCACCGCCAGCACCGCCAGCACCGCCGCCACCAGCTGCTTTTAATTCCATTTGCTGCGCAACGTTTAATATTTCGTCGCGGTTTTTCTTGATACTTTCCGGGACTGTGTCGCCCTGTGGTGTTATATCCAAAGGGTATTTTTCTTTGTATGCCATATATTAAACTTCCTCATATGTGTAATCTAACTGGCGTAATGAAATAGCGCCCTTTTGAACATTGATTTTGAATTGTACATTACGATTTGCACCGCCGCCAATTTTATAAGCCTTCGTGTATTCATTGACATTCATCAATGCTTTATAATCGTAGGTCTTAAAGTTCGCATAGTAGGTTTTAACTGACTTACTAGCGAATTCAATCGGCTTAGGTTTCTTATTTGAGATACCAATAGTCCCATGGCCGGGAATAAGATTATGCGTTACAAAATTGTAGTTCATAATTAATATGAATTGTCTTGTTGCCAATCTATTGCCGCTTACTATTGACGTTTTGATTTGCGCCGCATCATCTGTATCTATTGTTTCATCAAGGATACCGATTTTATTGCCATACGCAATATAGGTTTCTTTGTTCACATCAACAACCGCATTAATGTTATGCTTGAATGTTCTTGATGTGAAAACCCCGCGCCCGTCCTCATATCGTGGCAAGTAGTGATACATGAATACCGTATTACCGTTATATAGCTTAATCCATATTTGCTTTCGGCTGGCTACGTGCCATACTTCGCAATCTTTGGTTATGTATTTCAATAGATATGAATTGATATTTAAACCAGTTTCAAACGGTTGTATTTCTGCATAGGTATTAGTAGGCATGAATGACATGAACCCTTGTTCACCTAAATAATAGCTACGATCATCAACGCTTACTGTTGCACCGCTACAATAACCGGTAGAGGATAACGGATATACAGTTAAATTCTGTGCATCTGGCGTGCCAATTACTTGATACACGCGCCCGTATTCCTTATATACAATGACTGCCCTAGATAAGAAATCAACTGCAATGATGCTGCCTTGGTCTTTATAGCCAACGTCCACATATTGCGCGCTTGATGCATCGTTGCTGATATGGTTCCATGCGTTATAGTTGCCAACTGCGGACCAATTCAACCTATGCGAATTAGTCGATGCAATCAGTACGCGGCCGGAATGACTGGATACCATATCGCACATAGGACTTTCAGTAGTATATAACTTACCAGCACCAGAAATGGCTTGTAATTTATCACCGCTGGCTATGAGAATATCACCACCGAACGCATGATATTTAGGCTTACTTGTACCGCTTAACGTACCTAGTAATTTATTTGTATTGAAATCGGTTTCATATAAATTTATGCCACTAGAAAAGTACCATTTGTTACGATACACGTCATAATAAAGCGTTTCTACTGGTAGTCCAAAATCATACAATATACGAATACCCGGAACTGTACGGAGTGCATTATCTGTTCTATCGAATTCGCATTGTTGCGCCTGTGTTAACGCTTGCACGTCGATATTTTCCGGCGGGTTGCTCCAATCAAGGCCCAGCCGGAACCCGTTTGTAGTTGCCACCTGTTTAACGCCCATTATGCTATACCTCTTGCCGCCTTAATCTGTTCCGTTATGTAGTCAATGAATTGTTTATCATAAGCAGCGTAATCCGTCATAAGCGATTTCTTTTTAACCATGAAAGATATAAGCTGCACTAAATACTGATGAAAAAATTCAGAAAACGGAATAGTATCGTCCATTTCGTCAACGTGATTTTTCCGCACGCTATAAAATACTTGATTTACAGTTTCCCCGTCATAGGTTTCAAACGTTCCATTAATGATGCGGATAGGATAACCACTCTTAGGAACGAACCCCATGAAATCGGACGGAACCGCTTTCAAATTTGGTATATCGGTATTCTTAACTACTTCGCGGTCTTTAATGCTAACTAGAATAGTAGTTAGCCAGTCAATAGCTGCGTTAATGTATTGGATATATTCTAGTTGTTCATCAAGGATTTCGTTTGACTCTACATTAACGAGAGTAATCAATTCGCTTACTACCATAATTCCAGTATCCTTCCGCAATTACACTATCATTGTTACCTAACCCATTATTAATTGATTGCAACGCACTAACCATATTTGCTGAAATTCCAGAAATATCAAGGTTCATCACACGATATACGATGTAATCGACTAACAATGTTTCGAGTTCTGCCGGTAGTCCGCTATCATCTTCAAGCATCTTATAGCCAGCAGTCTTTATATAATCAACGGTGATTTTCTGCTCTTTGTCCGCATCAAATACAACCGTTTGTAAATTCAATACTTGATACCCTTGCACTTCCGTATCGTCTGCCTTGACATTTAATATGCTGATGCATTGAAACGGCAATGTGATCCGTCCACGTCCAGTACCTTCAAACGTGCCTGTTGCAAGGCTCGGGCAATATTGACCGATTAGGGCATTTAATAAGTGATTGCCTTCGTTGTAATACTCCAATAAGTAATACGGAGTATATTGTTCTTGCGAGGTATCGCCTATTTGCATGAACGCCCTATTGATGAGTTGTTTTACGTTCATATTCACCCCATATAAGAATAAAGGCGGGTGTTACCCCGCCTATCATATTTACGCTTCTACTACGCCACCAGTCATAACATTGATTACGCCGTAATCTTTGCTATTGAACTTGGATTTTTCGATTGCACCATAGAAAGCGATGCCGTTACCTTCTACGTTGCCATAGTCGTCCACTTGTTTGATATGTTTAGCTGGACGAGATACTGCAAAGCATGCCGCTTGTTTACCCAACAACAAGTTATGACATACGTTAGCGCTAGATGCCCCTGTTTTGTCGTTCAATACGCGTTCATATTCGTACAAAATAACGCCGTCATATTCACCTAATGCACCTGTGAAAATAGGGTTTTTAGAACCACGAACGTTAGCGTTTTGTTGTGCTGCGAGCCACTTAGCATCATCTTTCAAATCACGTGCCGCCCAAGGAGAAACTAACATAATGAATTTGTCCATTCCGTCAACTTTAATCGGTTGTACTTTAGGGCCGTGCATTTGTGCTTTACGTTTAGCACGAGAAATGAGTGTAGTAGTCAATTTATCGTTAGCCGTAATAGATGCTTGCGTACCGGCAGAAGATGCATAAAGTGTTTCACCAGATGTAGGAGATGCGGAAAGCTTAGCGATTAACTTGTTATCTTGCCAATCAGCTAACCATTGTTTTAACGCACCTTTGATTTCTTTTAACATGTCGTATTGCGTTTTTTGGTCGTCCGCTTCAAAACGAGATACCGCATTACGTACTAATTGAGTTTGCACAGTGAAGTCATAGATATTCAATGCTTCTTCGTTACCAGTCAATGTCGCACGGTTACCTTCAACACCGGCACCGCTTAAATTCATCATCAAACCGAATGTTACTGCATCGCCTTTAACGCCTGTAAGGTCTTTGTTTTTGTGTACTACATTAGATCCGTCAAGAGCCGTGAATTTATCGAAAAAGGACTCTTTCAAACCTTCATGCCATACCTTTTTAGTCCAAATTTTAGGGACTAACGCCGCTGGGATAGTTACTTGATTTCTTTGTTCTGCCATATATTACCTCTTATAATTCGTCAAAATATTTGCGTACATCGTCCGGCAATGCATCAAGATCGCCTGTGTCATACGCTTTTAAAATATCTTCTTCCGTTACCTTGTTAGGTGTAGGAACGCCACCATTGAGTGCGCCAGCCTTAGGCAATGTCGCCGCTACTTCTAGTGGGTTGTTTGGTACTTCGGTACTTGTCGCCCGTTCATTTTGCAATTCATCAACAAATTTTCTAATAGTTTCAAAATCGGCTTCGGTACCTTCGCCCATATCAACACGATAAAATGCATCGTTAATCGGTTGTGCATCGCGCATCGTCATTCCGTTTAACTTGTCTAAACCGCGTTGATACAACTCGTTAAAGTTTGGTAGCGATTTAATTTCATTTACGAAATTTAGGTTAGTTTGCCGTTGTTGATGTACTGCAATTTGCTGATTAGTAATTGCGTATTCTGCATTGGCTTCAAATCGAATGAAAGCATTGTACTTTTCAGCATCTTCATACATCAAACCTTCTAAATCTTCCGCCGTCATATTGAAACGTTTTAACGCTTCACGGCGTACGAAATCACGAATATTTGATACTTCTTCTTGTGGCAATTCAATCGGTTTTTGTTGTGCTTCGTATTGTCTAGCACGTTCTTCCGCCGCTTTACGTCTTGCGCGTTCTTGTGCAAGTGCCGCTTTTAAGTTCTGATCGTTCGCATGATTTTCTTCTTCCGTTTCACCTTCGTTAGTGTTCGGCGTTTCTGTTTCTACTTCCGCATCATTCGCATCACTTTCCGGTGTTTCAGTAGAGGGAACATCATTTACACCTTCCTGTGTATTCGTTTCTTCGGTTGTATCTTCCAGTTCTACGCCCGCGTTTTCCAAATCTTCTGGAGTGAAACCAGCTTCTTCGATGTTTACTAAATCTTTATCCATATCAAATACTCCTTTGCCTTTTAACGTCATTGCCGGACGAATATAAGAATATGGCAGTTTAACGCCGTTGCCGGGCGAGTATATAAGTGCAAGTAGTTTAACGCCGTTGCTTAGGGCGAAATATAAAAAACGCCCCATATAGGAGCGTTTTATTATTGTGTTGATAGTTTATATTACATACCGCTTAAATCGTTCACAGGCGGTAAAATTGGCGGTGCATTTTGAATGTTTGGTTGTTTACCTTTCAAGGCTAACCGTTCCGCCATGATTTGTTGCGGTGAAATCTCAACGCCTAGCGTTTGCAAGTACATGCTCAATGCTTCCGCTGGCATATCATCTAGGCTACCGCTAACACGCAATTCTGGCATAGCCGGCTTTTCTGCCGCTTGCTGAATACGCTTTTTAACAGCTTCTTTTTCTGGGAAGTCCATAAAGTCGAGGATAATATCCATAGGAATATCAACGCCGGATTTCTTAGCTTCCAATAATTGATATAGGTTAGCCTTACGAGCCGTTGCGCTTGCTTGGCTTGTACTAATAACAATATCAAAATCAAAGCAACTCAAATCATACAATACTTGTTTGATTGGGTTCCCCTCTTCATCTAATTTAGGTTGCCCGAACGGATCCGTGATAATTTGCTCTTGCATTGGCCGACCTAATTCCGGTTGAATTTGTACAAATTCCTTCTTGCCGTCGTCGCCCAAAATTCGCATCGCCTTTTCTTGGTTGTAGAATTGAGGGATTAACCCTGGAGCGTTCTTCTCACCCCATAAGAGTTTTACTATTTGCCGTTCTGCTTCTTTCGCCTGTTCAAATATACCAGCCGTTTGAACTGTTGTTACAGATTGGCGCAAATCGATTGCCTTGCCACTCATAGCGCCAACGCTACCGGATAAACTTTCCGGAGTAATGCCACTAATGGAATAGAAATCATTACTTGCTTGTTGCTCAAGACTCAAATTAATATTGCTATCCATTGCCGGTGTTCCGTCTTGGAATGTTGCACCCGTAGGAAGCCAGATATTCGCACCCGGTTTATTGCTATCACGCTTGATAATCTTTTTAAAGTTATCATCATTGACACCACTCCAGAACTTAACGCCTAAACTTTGCTGATTAACAACATGCATGCGTTGACTACGGTTTTTATTGAGTTCCCTTTGTGCATCCTTAATATCACGCACTACGCCAGCCGGTTCCAGTTCATCTTCTGCTAGTTCACCGGTATAATAGCAATATTCACGCACCAATGGAAATTTACCGTGTTTATAAGGACTTTCACCCTCTTCAAGTAGTACATCATCGGCAAATGTCGCATATCTAATTTTAGTATCTGGGATACTAGTAGGCTTTTTACCAATAGCCATTAACACAGTAAATAGAGGGTTCTCTTCATCAACCAAACCCTCTTTTGTCATGAATACGTGTTTCTTGCCGTATTCCTTATACCAATATTGCACTACACGGATTTTATTGTAACTATCGTTATACCAAAGGGCCTCACCGTCTACCGTTTCGATAATGCCGGCTTCCTGTTCGGTATCGTCATATTTATGTCTTAGCGTGTCGATTTCATCGGATTTATCTGGATATACTTGCTTTAACTTTGCCGTGCCTTCCCAACTATAGCGGCCAACATATTGAGCGTCGCTTAAATCATCCTTTTTGCATTCCGGATCTATAAAGGCATCAAACGGAGAAACACGTTCGATTTGAATAGTGCCGTCTAACTTCGTGTAATCGAATTCATAGCTTACCCAGTAATTGGCTAAACCGCAAATAATCTTATCTCGGAAACATTTTCCCTTATTCCGTTGATAATTCGCGCGGTCTAAGCAATATTTTGTAATCCCTTTAGCCACTCGACTGATGCGGTCGTCTTCTTCACTACGTGGTAAGAAGTCCGGTTCTGTTTCGTTCTGCGATGCGTATCCACATAACAGATTAATAACCGGTCGAATTCTATTAATCGTAATCGCTGGCCGTCCAGCTTCACGCATTTTTGTTAAGTCAGCATCTTCCCATTGCTTTCCTTGCATAAATGCAAAATCCTCAGCAGCAGCCTTGCGCCAATCTGACGTGGCTTCTAATGCTTTCTTAACATTGTTTTTTGCTTCGTATATATCGAATGTTTGTTCTATATTCATTATTCCACCATTTCAGAACCATAAATCATATCGTACATTTGCTCGATTTGCCATTGCGGCATAACTTGCGCAAATTCCGCTAGTTCCGCATCGGTGTATTTCGCCGGAATAATAACGCCCTTTTCTTCGCGTTCGCCGTATTCCGACTTCAACACCTTATAGGCGTAATCTCGTAACGCCTTTTCACTCATACGCCCCATGCAGTACCTTCCCCTTCTGTATCATCATCATATCTATAACCGTCATTAAATGGTTTCTCCGGCTTCTTAGGTGTAATAGGTCTACTCATGCAAAAATACCTAAACTCATCATATGCATGATCCTCTTGCGTTGTATCAACATCTTCCGGCTTGCTTTCGTCATATACTAATTCCGGTAGTGTTCTTAGAATATGCTTACACGTAGAGAAGAATTTGATTTTCTTCTCCCTTAGATAGGTATGAACCATCATCTTACCCGGAATACGTTCAGAATTAGACCGAGTAAAGTTAATTCCATGACGTGCGAATATTTCGGCGATAGACTCACCTTGTATGCTCCACTTCATGCGGTCGTCTTTCTGCCATATCGCTCTATCAGCTATATCATATGCATAGGTTTCACCCTCGCTTAATCTAGCCATTTCGGCGGCGACTTCATCCGGTGTTAGTTTCAAACCCACATCCGGCTCACCTGTGCAGCCGTAATATTCACGATAGCAATGCGCTACACCTTCATAATCAATAGCGTACCAATGTATGCTAAACGGTTTACTAAAACCCCAGTCCATAGAACGAACCCTCGTCCAGCCTTTCGGTATTTCAAACGGTTCTTCTACATGTACACTTCGATTGAATTCGGTGAATACTTGCCCAATGAATACATCCCAATCGCCATACAAGAACGCTTTTTTTTCTTGTTCTGGCAATGCTTCCAAACGTTTTACATAGTTAGGGTCATTTTTCATTAATACATAATTGTCGTATACCTGAGCCGGAATAAATACTTTTTCAAGTCCTGTGGTCTGATCAATCACAGTTTTCTCACCGTAATTGGTTGCTTCTACGTATTTACGTTTCACCCAACCATGTCCGCGGCCACCGGGGTTACAACTGCCACGAAAACGAACAGGGAAACCTTTAGCACTACGAAGGCAAGCCGTTAATAATTCGGCCGTGCGTTCTGTATGTTTGGTTAATTCGTCAATTCCTAGATAATCAAATTCTTGACCTTGATAACCCTCAGCATCTTTATCGTTCTTCACATAGCGGAACAATACTTGACTGCCATTCTTTAATGTCGCTATGTGTTTCTGGTCGGAATACTTATATAATTCCGGTGGTACGCTTCGTATCCATTCACGGATAACATTGGCTTCTAAATTCGGATATGTTTCACGGAATATATAACAATGGCTACCCGGATAAGTTAAAGCGTAAATGAACACGTCCATGATCAATGACTTTGTTTTTCCACCACCACGAGCGCCACCATACACCGCATACGGTGCCGTTGTATTGTGGAATATATTTTGTTTTTCGTTTGGCTTATAGTCAATCGTTATTTCCATTTTGATAGATTTATACAAAAAATGAGATATATCGCCGTGGATATACCCCATTTCTTGATAGTTTTATACAATTCTCCGTTATTCTTTATTCATTCCTGTAAATACTACTTTAATAGCTTCGCCGTCCGCACCGCTGATTTCTTGCTTATCAGTAAACAACTTATAGCGTTTACCAATCAATTCAGCTGCTTTTATCCTATCATTCAACGCCGGATCTAGTCCAAACTGGTCTGGAATATCACCGCGCATCGTACTAGATAAAAACTGCATTACCTCGTCAGTATCAGCGATGCTATTTTCTTTCATTTCTGCTAGTCGTTCGTCTATATATTGTTTTACGTCAACTTTTTTCAACAGTCGACTACCAGCCGAATACGCCGTTCGTTCGCTATAACCAGCCTTTATCGCTGATTGTGTGGCGTTCGTAGTCTTTAGCCATTCTTCAGCAAACTTTAACTCTTTAGGCTTTAATTTAATATCACTCACTACGTTCACCACCTTTCAACACATTAACTAGATATATTAACAACTCATGCGGCTTTGATGTATCGTGTTCAGCCACCTTTTTAAATAGTTGTCCTTCTTTAAACGGGTTATGTTTATACTTCTCTGGGAACGCTTTCGCATATTCCGCTTCGCTATACATTCGACTTACGATATATACTTTAAATGGTTTATCCCACTTGCTCCATGATTGGCGAGTATCAATAACATACCTTAAACCCTTTTTAACTTGTAATGCCGTAATTACTTTTTTAATTTTAGGCATATAGTTCATTGATATTCACCCCCTATCGCAGTATGTTGTTATCTTTACTTTTCATTCTTCTATGTGATCGCTGACATATTCCAGCAGCTTGCTTAGATGCGTGTTGGCTAGTGCAATATGTTTGGCATCGTCCGTTATATTCGATTGTTTCAGCCGTACATATGCCGTGCTTATCATTGTTTAAGCAATGCTTTCTATCGCAATGAATTTGCGTCATATTGCTATCCTTTCAAATAATCATATTTCACATTTCGTGTAATTTTAAAAACACGGTTGACGCGTCACGGTAACCGTGTTATACTCTAATCAAGGTAAGGGAAACGAACCCCAATAGTTAATCACAAGGAGAAACAAAAATGTACACATTAAAAGACTTGAACTCAAATCAAACTTGGAACTTTGATAACCAATCACAAGCATCTGAATTTATTTCAACTATGTCATTCGGTTTTGAATGGCAATTACTAGACAATAACAATCAAGTTATTGCAACTCACTTTTACGAATAAGGAGATTAAATAATGCCCACTTCAAACAACAAAATAAAAGAGGCCCGTTTAAAAGCGGGTCTCACTCAAAAGGCTGCTGCTGAATATTTAGAAATGCCGCTCCGCACTTTCCAAGATTGGGAGTACGGTTCTAACGCCCCTAAATATGTAATCAATATGGCAGTTAAAATGTTAAATGCAATTCAAAAGAATAAATAGGAGAATAAAACAATGCAAATGACTAAAAAACTTTATGACGTTGAAGATTACATCACATGTGAAATTCTTAAACGCAACATTACAGAAGAAGAGGTTTACAACTTCTTAAAATCTCAACCACCTTTAAAGGCTTTTATGGTAAATGATGAAGTTGTTCTTACCTCCAGCAACCTCACTAGAAACTCTATAGCCTTCTTATTTGAATAACAAACAAAGGCGGTAGATAAACACTACCGCCAATAACTAACTAGAAAGGATTTTATCATGGCTCACAAAATAATTGCAAAAACTCAAAAAGGTGATTGTATAGGCAATCCACTTACTAGGGTATACATCGCCGGTGTGCGTGGGTATTCCCGCATGCGTGATATTCGTATAGGCGACCGAATTCAAGGTTCCTATATTGTAACGTCCATAACACATGTCGTTACAGATGCACAAGGAGATACCCCCATACAGTTGGGGCGAAGGCTGGACGCCAGTCAACACCAAAGCCGCTAGATAATAGCGGCTTTTTTAATTACTCAAAACCGAACACGCCACAACTTAATGTGATCTGACATCAAAACAATTTGGGTTAATTTGGTCTAAAACCTTTACATAATAAATGCAGCATGTTCAGTTTTCAATAATTAAATATTTCTTTTATACAAGAAATGGGATATATCGCCGTGGATATACCCCATTTTATTTTAGTTTTATTTAGTTTGTTTGTATGTTCTATACAAATGCTGACAATCTATAAAATCGTACAAGTAGTTATGTTATTAGGAAAGTGCATATTTTAACAAGGATCGTATCTCAAATGGCATGTGTTCGTTGAAGGAATTTAACGCCAGCATCTGTATACAACACGCAAAGGGAACGGCCCAATGTTCCCCATGTGTTGTATGTTTATCGGGAGAATTAGTCAATGTCTTTAAAAGCTACATATGACACTATAATTATACTATATTATGCTTTTCCGTATGTTTCCGATATAGTCCGATGTATTCCGACTTTTACCGTTTTAGCGGTATGCATGCTTGGGTAATATGTATGATGCAAATAATACCCTACCTTGATAAGTCCAGCCGTCTTTAGTTCGCTAGCTTGCGACTTTTCTAAATCTGTAAAGTATCTGGCGTGTTTAGCACTTTTGCCGTCAACATATTCACGCATCAATAGTATATTTTCTTTTCCTCTGGTGCATGTGTTGATAATATCCGCTGCGGTTTCCCTTTCGTCAATTAACGCCCCTATTTCCTTTTGCACTGCATCACGTTTACTTTCTAGGCGTATAATTTGTTGCTCCAGTCCGCCCGGTGTTCCGCCACCTGTTAGGCGTTCCTTTGAGTAGTCAACCGCCCCTATCGTTACGATATCAGATTGTACATGCTTTAGATCTTCCTTCAATGATTTAATCTTCATTGATATTAACTTAATCGGTTCTAGGTACTCTTTGGCTAATTCTCTGTATTCTTTATCCGTCATATATTCCCCTTTATTTCATATTCTTAACTGTTTCCCCTAACATATTTAAATAGTCCTGTAAATTACCTTTGATAACATCATTCACTAATTGAATATTATCTGTTGTTACATAGTGCGCCAGTAGCATTTTATACATCATATCTTTTGCAGGTACAAATATACAAATTACTAGCGATACCAGCCACGCCGCACCAATAATCTTTGCCCACCACTTTAACGCTGCAATATCTTCCTCTGGCATTTCATTTACGCCAACATAGCAAACAGTCAATATAAACATTGCAATACTTAGCAATAAAAACAAACCTTGATTAAGTACATCAATATTATGCAATATCTCAATCAAATACAAATACATCGGATCAATAATAGGCATTATACATTTCCCCTTTCGCCTATAATGTTACTTTTTCAATTTCCGCCCTAATTTCAAGAATATTTAGATATTCCCCCATAGTAGCTTTTTGTTTGCGCAACAAATCTATAGGACAAGTAGGCTCGAATTCTAATGTTCCTGCATCGTATTTAACCAACATCTTATGAAGTTTATTGTATCGTTCTTTCAATTCGCTATATTCAATTCTAAAGCGCGTTTGCCATTCCGGCTCTTTAATTTCAGTTTTCTTCGCATTCGCTAAATTTTGTTCTAGATTTTCCATATATGTTTTCTCCCAAATTCTAATCATTTTTACCTCCTCTTATTACTTACCAGTACTACCGATACCACCAGCACCGCGCACCGTTTCGGTTAATTCATCAACTTCTAATAACTTTAATGCGCCAACGGGTACAAGAATACCTTGCAACAATCTATCACCCTTTTGGATTAAATACGCATCATTGCTGGTATTTTTGAATATACCTTTGATTTCCCCTCGGTAATCTGCATCAATTACGCCAAATGAGTTTGGAATAACTAAAGGCGTTTTACTCATGCTCGATCTTGGGGCAAGCATTAACATATACCCCTTTGGAATTTCCATTGCTAAACCTAGCGTTACATATTGCGTTTGATGTGGTTCTATAGTTATGCTTTCCGGCTGGTAAAAGTCCATTCCCGCAGCATCTTCGCTACCGATTTTAGGCATTAGCACGCTCGACATGCATCGTTTTACCTTGATAACGTCCGCATTATAGCGTTTATATCCTAACACGCGTTTAATTTTATTAAGCAGTTTCATTTGTATCCTCACTTCAATAACGCTTCTAATACTTTATTTTTCCTGTCCATTATCCGTATTTCTGCCCGTGGGTTTTCTTTGTCTATACCCGCTATACAACTATCACCATAAGAACATATCCATTTATCATCATCAATGACTTTGGCTTTTGTTAATATATCGCTAGTCGCTTGTAGTAATCCAATTAAATCCGGCCAGCTTCTTTTATTTGGAAGATAGTATTTACATTCAACAACCACAATGCCAGATATATGCAATTTCTTGCCGGCTAACTGCCATAAACAAGCATCTTCATAGCTTCTATACGCTTCTGACGGAATATAACCCCGCTTGTTTCCGAACTTTACTATTTGCCCGTGGTTTTTCTTGGTGATTGGGCGACCTTTAAATACTATGTCAATTACACTCATTCAATGCCCTTTCTGCTAATAATACATAGTTCTCCGGATATACCCAGTAATAATCACCCAAACTACTCCATGACGTTTTACCACCCCTAAAACAATATATGCGGTCATTTTCGTATTTTGCAAAATAAAGTTTAACTTTTATAACTCCATTATCTACGATAACCGGCGTATCAACTGGAACCTTTTCCCATTCCACAATACCCAACAACGCTGCAATAGAATAAGTTTTATTGTTGCCAGAGATGCCCAATAATCTACACGGAATACGTGGAGTATGTTCCCGCACTTTAAAATGTCCACCATTTTCGATAAAAGTAGGGTTTACAAAATAGGCGTATACACCGATGATTTTAATATCACGATAGCCTTCATCGTACATTTCTTGTAATAACCATTTTGCCCCTTGTTCATTCGTCATAATTCAATTCCCCTTTTATTAATAAACGCTTTATTTGTTCCTTTATATGATATAAACACAATTCCATTGTTCCGTTAAAATGTTGTAAATTTGCTTTTGAAATTACTTGTCTTAACCGTTTTTGTTTTTTACCGTTTGGAATACTATATTCAATCATGATGCAATAAGAATTTGCATTTATCTTTGGTTTTAAAATTCTATTTCCAATAACAATGGTTAAAGCGCTTGCAAATTGTTCATGCGTATATGTTAGATCATTTGCTTTTACAAGTTTCTTCATTTACTACACCCTTTATTTTGATATTCAAACACTATTTCCGTTTTCGGCGCATTAATCATAACAATAATGCTATGATGTGCGGGCGATTTATTGGTTTACCCACAACAATTTTGCAAAATATACGAAGCGCTCATAATGCGAGAATAATTTTTTACAATAACTGGCATTTCTTCAATAAATTTAGAAAATTGTTCGCTGTTTAAGCTTTGCATGAATTTTGTTTGTTTTTCTTCAAATTCATTTCTTGCCTTACGCGCCTCATTTATTGTTTTATATGAACCATAACACCCTACGTTATCACTACCATTGCATTCTATTAATACTACCGTATACATTTATTGCCACCCATTTATACCTTTCCATTCATCTAACGTAAATATCACTTTTTCATTTTTTACCATGCTAACCGCTCTATTTCTCTATATCTGCTCAATTCTATTAAATAAGCTAAGCACCTCGTCACTTTTAGCACCTTTTATTAATGCTTGTTTCATTATTCACCTTTTACTATGCCCCATATGTTCGTTTCACCGCTCATTGAGTGTGCATCATATTCAAGTAGCCACTTTAAACAATTCCGCCCGTGCTTAAATCTATCTGGCTTATTTCTAGGCCCCGGACTTGCATAAGTTACCGCTTCAACCCATTCACAATGCGCTTCGTATGTATACCACGGATACATTAAACAATAGGCTTTTATGTATTGTTGTTTACGCTTTCTTTGTACTAGTTTCATCTTCTATGACTTCCTCACATTCAATTAAGCACGTAATAGGCGATACCGAAACATTTGCATTTGTAACAACATCGACAAATTTAATTGTTTGTACATTTCCCAAATCTACATTTTCTAATATTGAGTTATACTCTTTCATTTCTTCATTATGAAAGTTGTAACGATTAAATGAATTTGTAAAGTATCTTCTAGTTGCCCCATTTATAAATACTGTTATTTGTAACATATTTACTCCTAACCTTTAAAAAACACTAACCATACTGTTTTACCTCGCCGTTGCCCTAAAATTGGCTCAACAGGCAATAATGGACGCACTTTTGGTAACGTTATTTGTTCCTCGTTCCATTTGAAAATTAACGTTCCATTTGTCTTTAATACTCGCCAACATTCCTCAAGGCCTTGTTTTATATCCTCTTTCCAGTCCGACCCTAGCCGTCCATACTTCAAGGCTAAAAATGATTTATCCCCAGCACTCACTAAATGCGGTGGATCAAACACAACTAAATAAAACGTTTCATCTTCAAACGGCATTTTTCGGAAATCTGCAATAATATCCGGTTTTACAATTAACCTTCTACCGTCGCAAAGAGTTGTGTTTTCCGTTCTGTTATCCATGTAAACCGTTTCTTTATGTTCTCTATCAAACCAGAACATTTTAGAGCCACAACATGCATCTAATACCTTCATAGCGCCCCTATTTTAATCATTTTCATTAACCCGCCAGCAATCAACGCCAAAGCAATAGTTGATACAAATAATCCTAATACCGTATTTCCGGCAACATTGAATAAACCTAGCAACCATAACGCCATAGAAACAATAAACGCAAGACCTAAAGCTTTTACTAATAGCACAAGCACTATATACACAAAAAGCGCAATATTTTTCATTTTTTTATCTCCTTATTTTCGAAAGGGTTTATAGTTTCAAACACCACAAAAGATGTATTGTTGTACCCGTGGCGTTTTTCCCACTTACGAAATACCGCGGTTAATTCTTCTTGTAATTCATCTATATGTTCTTGTTTTACATCTAGAAGATAATCTTCCGACCACTCCGCTATTTCATCATCAAGATCATATTCAACAACATCTTCAATAACATGGTCGGCATCAATAGTAGGAATATAATAATAAGGGTTTCCCACTCTAATCATTGGTACTTCTTCCGCTGGGTATGTATCAGCAAAATCTTTCACGGCATCTTCAATGCTTTTTTGCGGATAACCTACATGTTCACCCAAACACCAACACCATTCATTCTCATTTTTTACTAACATTGTTACTCACTCCTTGTTTTCTATTGTGATTTCCACATCCCCATTTTTTAGTGTTGAAAACTTATATACCCCAAATTTTTCTCCATTCAAGTTTTTTATTCTTACTTTGTTGTTTGCATAGTGAGAGTTATCCATCAACTCTCGCATTAATTTCTCAACGCTTATTGCATTTGATGTATCTACTTCTTCAAAGATCATATCGATAGATACATTTAGATATTTACACAAACTAGATAACGTATCATATCGAACCCCATTTGAATGACCTCGTATTAATGCAGTTATAGTTGTTCTACTAATGCCAGTATCTCTTGCTAAGGTTGATATTTTTATTCCTCGTCTTTTTAATATGTTTCCCAAATTACAAACAATCATCTTTACTACCTCTTAAAACGGAACATTTTCATCGTTACCTTTATCATCTGCAAAGCTATCAAAATTGCTTTCCACTGCCATATCATTCAATGCAGATACACCAACAAAGCCGGCGATTACTTCCGTAACATATTTCTTTTGGCCATTGCTATCTTCGTAAGAACGTGTTTGAATACGCCCCTCTACGAATAAGCGATTTCCTTTGCGGTAGTTGCCTACCGCTTCACCTAGCTTGCCCCATGCAACGCAATTAATAAACGCCGTTTGTTCTTTTGTTTCGTTTGTAGCACTATCAATATATGTATTGCTGGCCGCAACTGTGAATGTTGCCACCGCTCGGCCAGATTGTGTATAACGTACTTCCGGATCACGTACAAGATTTCCTAATAACTGAACACTGTTCATATAATTCCCTTTCTATTTTCTAATTCTATAGGGCAAATTCGCTTAATTTGCCCCTTCTGCTATTTCGCCCTTATGATTTATCATCGGCGACATAAAACTTCAATACAACGCATTTAAATGATTTTTGCGGTGTAAACAATTCATCTAGCGTAAAATTCGTTTGTAGTTCGTCATTGATAAACTTTTTAATGGCTAACATTTCCGTTAATCTAAAATCAAATTCGCCTCGTTCGTGTTTCTTGTAGGTTTCACGTCCTACGCCAACCATTACAGCCATATCTTTTTGTGTATATCCTAGTAACTTCCTACATTCGATTAACTTAGGAAATACATTATACTTTTCATTCATTCCAACACCCCCAGAATTAACGC